TCGGACCCATCTGCGCCTGGAGCACCGTCGGACCCATCAGCCCCGGCCGCACCAACCAGTGAGGCCAACCAAGCCGTTTCATCTCCAACGAAGCCGTTCGCGACGGCGACTTCATATGCAGAAGCGCCGTCGGCACCATCGGCCCCAGGAGCGCCGTCGGCACCATCGGCCCCAGGAGCGCCGTCGGCACCATCGGCCCCGTCGGCACCATCGGCCCCGTCGGCACCAGCAGCACCGATGAGAGAAGCGAGCCATGCCGTTTCATCTCCAACGAAGCCATTTGCAACGGCAACTTCATAGGCAGACGCGCCATCGGCCCCGTCGGCACCGGGAGCGCCATCGGCCCCGTCGGCACCGGGAGCGCCATCGGCCCCATCGGCACCCGGAGCTCCATCCGAACCATCAGCACCCGGCGCACCAACGAGTGAAGCCAACCAAGAGGCTTCATCGCCAACAAAGCCATTGGCCACGGCAACTTCATAGGCAGACGCACCGTCAGCCCCGTCGGCGCCGTCAGACCCGTCGGCGCCGTCAGCCCCGTCGGCGCCGTCAGCCCCGTCCGCACCGGGTGCCCCGTCGGCCCCGGGAGTGCCGATGATCTGGCCTGCGTCAACCCACGTCAGCGCCTCAGAATAGATCCAGAGATGACCGCCACCCTCGTCAACCACCCAAGCATCACCAATCTGCTGACCGCTTGAGGGGAGATCCGAGATGAGGCTCTTGGTCCCCTTCAAATCAAAGCTGTAACCATTCGCGCCGTCAGCACCATCTGCGCCGTCGGCACCGGGAGCGCCGTCAGCCCCGTCGGCGCCATCAGCCCCATCGGCTCCCTTCAGAGAGTCCAACCAAGCCGTCTCATCGCCAACGAATCCGTTAGCCACCGCAAGGTCGTAGGCCGAAGCGCCATCAGCGCCATCAGCGCCATCAGCTCCGTCCGCGCCATCAGCTCCGTCCGCGCCATTAGCGCCATCAGCTCCGTCCGCGCCATCAGCACCATCTGCGCCGTCAGCTCCAGGAGGCCCGGGAGGCCCGGGGATACCAGAGCCACCGCTCCCCTGATCGCCCGTTTCCGGCAGGAACGAATATTCGAGGCGGCCTCGAGAAGCCTCAAGGACAAGAACCTCGAACGGGTTGAAGCCGAGCGAGCTCGGACCAACCGCATCGTTGACCTCGAAGGTCTGAGCAACAGGCGTCGCGAGCACCTTGCCAATACCGGGCAGGATGATCTCGACAAGCGGAGAAGTCGTGTTGGTGACAACAAGTTGCATGGCGCGGCCCTCGTGTGGGATGCGCCAAAAATAGGAAAGCCCGCAACACCTCGCAAGCGTAACTGCGAGACATTGCGGGCTTTCTGCAATCAGCCGTTCTTGACGATGCGCTTTCGGGCGACCGGCTTAACGACTGTCTGGTGGAAGCCAACCGAGGCCAGAGGGGCGAGCGCCATGAAAAGCGCCTGCCACCACTGGGTTCCGGGTGTGACGGTCGAGAGACCGCCGACCAAAGCCGACAAGATCAAAACGAACTTGCCGACCTGACCTTCCTTCAGGAGGAACCCGCCGAATCGCCGCAAGAGCGAAATCAGCACGAGCACAATCGCCGAGATGGCCGAGGCAATCCCGAAGACCGTTGGCCCGTCGAAGGCAGCCTTCGTCTTCTCTGCAGCAGAAACAACACCACCCGCGAGGTCATCCGCAGCGACGCTCGCCGCAGCCGAAGCTGGGACGGAAGGCGCCACGGAGGCCTCGACGGAAGGGGCTGCAGAAACGACAGCAGGCTGAGACACGACAACCGCGGCATCGGCTTTCACCGGTACCTTGGCGTCGCCCGACGAAGGTCCCCCATCCGCGCCCTGGGCGAGCGCCGTCAGATACGGCGCGAGCACCAAGACCAGCATGAGGACGTACTTCATGGTTCTCACCCTTCGAGGTCAGTTCAGGTTCAGACCGGGCTCTGGCTGCCGGAGGCCACGCGGAGGCCCTCGACGAGGACCGCGGCCGAGTGCTCCACGAGCGTGAAGTCGTGCCACGAGTACGCGTCGTACCGGTAGGAGTCCGTCTCCTGCTCGTACTTGAGGTATTGCTGGAAGCCGCCCTCGCCCGAGTCCGGCGCCGCCACCGACACGCGCCACTGGAGGTTGGCGGGGGTCGTGAGGAAGAGCGAGGAGCCCTGGTAGAGCGTGTTGCCCGCACCAGCGGCCGCGCCGCTGTACGTGCCAGCCGTGAGGCCGAGCGTCGAGAGACCGTTCGCCGCGCCAGCCGCGACCACCACCGAGGAGCCAGCACCCGAGGTCGGGGAGGTCAGCTCGATGCGGCCGAACTGGTCAACACGGGCCACGTCGCGGTACGCCGCGCCCTCAGCAGCAACGAGCGCGTCGTTGATGATGTTGGCGACGCGCTGCGCGGAGATCTGGCGATCCATGAGCGAAGCGTCGTTGACGTGCGGGAACGTGATCGTGTTGGCGCCAGTACCGTCGACGTTGAGGCTGATCTGGTAACCATCGGTCGGGAACTTGAAGTAGTCCGCCTTGGTGCCCAGCGCGCGACCCGGGACAGCCGTAGTGATCGTATTGATCGCGTCGTCCGTGGGGAGCAGCGGGATCGGCCAGAACTGAACGCCGAGGGGAGCGGGGGCCGCACCCGTGAGCGCCATCGAGGCCTCGAGCGCGCCACCGGCGCGAACGCTCATCGCCTGGATCCAGTCGAGGATGACAGCCGGGTTGCAGAAGAAGTACTTCTCACGCGGCATGTAGAGCTTCGGGAAGCTCCGCATCATCTCGAAGAACAGAGGGAGCTCGACGAAGTTGCCATCGAAGTGGATGCGCGTCGAACGAGCGCGCATCTGCTTCAGCCAGCCGTCGTTCGCCGACAAGAGGGCCGTGCGGTCATCGCTCGGGACGATGTCGTCGTCGCCGAGGAGGGCCATCTGCTCAAGGTCGTTCACCATGAGCGGCATGACGCGGCTCATGAGGAGGTCCTGGAAGCGGTCCTCGTAGAACGTCTGGTAGACCATCTCCTTCGAGAAGGTGATGAAGGTCTGCATCTTCTTGAGCTGCCACTCGTTGCTGACGCGCATCGAGAGGGGCTTCGAGGACGGCCCGGGGTGCGCCGTGAACTCCGACGCGGGGCGCATGACAGTGCCGCCAGCGAAGGTGTTCTCAACGCGGCCCGACATCTTGCCGCCGCGGTGAACGATGAAGTCGATGCCGGGGCCACCAACCGCCGACGGGGGGAGACCGCCCGTGGGGAAAGCGACGTTCGGGTAGGTCGAGGGCGCGTTCGGCGGGTAGAAGGCCGACGGACCCTGCGGCTGCCACTGCGCCGACAGCTTGGGCGAGAGCAGCGTCGACTGCGCCCGCATGAACTGGAAGGCTGCCTCCTGAACCTCGGGGTCCAGACGGCCACCCGCGTTGAGGTCAGACGTGCTGCCCTCAACCAAGTACGCCTTCGCGATCTTCTCACGGTCCTTGAGGCCGTGGTGCTTCCACATATTGAACGACATGGCTTTTCTCCTCAGAGGGCGTAGGTGGTCTGACGCCGCGCGTGCTGCAGGTAGGCATCCTGCGGGCTGGTGGTTGTGGGCTCGTTGCTCTTGGTCGTGTACGTGGCGCTGCCAGTCGCCTCGAGGCTGTCAGAGACAGGTCGAGCCGGGAGGGCAATGCCCTTGGCCACAGGAGCGGGAGCCGCTTCCGGCTCATCGCCCTGCACATCAATCTGCATCTGGCCATCCACGACCGTCACCTTGAAGTTCTTCTTGGCAGCGACGAGCGCGGCCATGATGTCGGCGGGGTTAACCGCCGTCTTCTCGGTGACAACCGCCGGCTCAGCCGACGCAGCCTCGGGCTCCGGTGCAGCAACCTCAGGCTCCTTGTGAGCCTCGGCCTGCTCCGAAGCGACGGTCTCCGCAGGAGCAGCCTCGGCCTCAGCCGCAGGCTCCTCCTCGGACTTCTTCACCGCCTCTTCGGGCGGGGAAGGCGCGACAGTCTCTTCGACGTCCATCTTTTTCTCCCGTGCAAGCCGGCTCTCGTATTGAGCCTTGAGTCGCTTCGTAAAGTTCATAGCAGCAGTTCCGCCCCAAAGCAACCACGCAACGAAACCGGGGCTTTCGCTTCCAACACGGTCATCCTGCCCAGCCGTCCAGTCCACACGGTGGCGTGCAAACCAAGCTGGGCCCTTGACGACCGCCCAGTATTCGGGCATCGGGTCGCCGGCAGCCATACGACGGGCGCGGCGGATGGTTTCTTCCACCAGCCCATCGCCACCGCGGCCTTCTTCGTAGGCGCGCAAACCACGACGCGCAGCGGAGCGCATCGCGGCATTCGGGCGGAGCTCGTCAGAGCTGATCAGGCTTCCGCCAGGGAGCTTGCCTTCGCTGTCCGAGACCTTGGTGACCACGTCGTAGTCGACGCCATCATCCACAAGCTCAAACTCGGGGAGCGAGTCATTGAACCGCTCGTAGTTGTCGAGGTCCTGGTCCTCGAAGAACCGGAGAACCTCAACCTCTGCCTCGACAAGCTCGTCCTCGCCGCCAGCTTCGATGATGGTCACGATGCTGTCGTCCGTGAACGACTTCTGCGTGGAAGCGGGGTGCGACTTGGGAAGCAAGTCAGTGTCGAACGGTCGGCGCGGGAACTTCCCAGTGCCGAGAGCAGCGAGGAAAACGCGAACACGCGCAAACGCCCATTGCTCAGCCGAGCTGACGTTAGGACGAACGCTGGAAGGGTTCGAGCGGTAAGCGCCGATGCCGCGATTGTAGACCTGACGGAGCATCTCCATCGTGGCCTGCTTGCCCTCGTCAGGGTACTTCGCGTTGTGCTCCGTCATCATGTCGCGGACGCGAGACTCGACGGACTCTGGCAAAGCCTTCTGGAGCTCTTCGGAGCTCATCGCCGGCAGCTTCTTCAGGTCGGAGAAGGGCTTCAAAATCCGTCGGTCAGACGGAAGCCACTCATCCTCAGCAGTCTCGTAGTACGAGAGCAGCGTGGCGACAGGGTTCGCGGCCGTGGCCTCGAAAACCTCACTGGTACCACGAAGCTGAACCTTGCCAGACCGACGAATGCCGATGACGCGGCCCTTGCCGATCATCGGGGGGCCGGGAGGCTTGGGGATCTCGTAAGAGACGAAATCACCCACAGACAGGTCCTCAGCCTTCTTCATGTCGTCGGGCTTCCAGCCCGCTTCCACTTCCACCGCGGCCCCAACGTCGGACTCGATGGAAACGTCGCGCGGCCCAAAGGAGACCGGCATTTCCATCAGGTCGGTGATGTCGAAGGAACCATCGGGAAGCTGGGTGTACGACGCCATGAAGTACATGGGGTTCGGCGCTTCCGCCGCCATGATGGCGTCAACGAACTTCGGGCCCATGAGGACGCGGTCGCGGTAAATGCGAATCGCGTCAACGTAGTAGTCCTGTGTGCTCTTCGTCTTGACGAGGATCTTCTTGCGGATAGTGTCGAGGAGGCGATTGATGACGTCACCAATCACCTCGTTCTCGCTGGAAGCGAAGAACTTGGAGACGAACTCCGGCAGGTCATCCGCGTTCTTGATGACGGTGAAGCCCTCGTGATTGCGGCTCTCCGCCTCAGTCAGGATCGCAGGCTCGGTGACGAGCGAGACCTCTTCAGGGTCAATGTTGCTCAGGCGATGCCGGCGCGCTTTTTCGACGCGGACGGCATCCTTGGCAATCGAGCTGAAATCGAAGTCCATCGTCACTCCTCGTAGGTTCTCTTGGCCATTGCGCCAATCGAGAACCCTTTGATTACGCCATTTTGAACTGCAGTCCACACATCTTCGTCAAGCACTTTCACCGCGAGCATCCAGCTCCCCTTAGGGATCACGATGTCGCCGTTGCCCTTGTCGTCTGGCAGGGCAGCGCGATTATCTCGGGGAATCGTCTCTTCGATGGTGGTCACATAGGATTCGACGACAGGGAACCGTGACCGTGCGCGGTCGAAGTCCCTGTGCATGAAGCCCGTTGTGGCGTTGCCCTCAACGTACTTCAGCATGAAGCGGTGAGCCGCCTCTTCGATGTCCATCGCCGAGATGACGGAGCCCTGCCGGTCCTCAATATCTGGACGCAGCACAGGCCCCTTCACGACGCGTTGCGCGTCGCTCGTCTTCATGATTGGAACGAAGAGGGAGACCTTGTTCATGTCGGGCATGGTAAGTGGCCGCCTTTACCGCGTCAATCCACCCGGCAGAGGCCGGAGAGGCACCGCATTTGTGGGGTCTTCCGCCGCGGGCGCGGGGGCCTTTCCAATCGTCGCCTCTTCGTAGGCGAGGATGCGCGAGGGCTTCTGCATGTTGGCGTCGGTCTGGGCGTCGATCATCAGGACAGGCAGGTCTGCGCCGTCGATGATGCGGTTGAACTGGTCGCGGATGTCGTTGACCGAGAGGCCGTCCTTCATCTTCGAGACCACCGAGGAAATCTGAACCGGGTCGAGATTCTTCGGACGGTTGAACTTGAACACGGCCCCAGGGGCGATGCGAGGCGCGAGCGCCTCAGTCAGCAGTTGTTCCCACTCTTCCGAACGCGGGTTGATGACGCCTTCCATGGTGATGTGCTTCTGCGAAGCCGCAGCGCGCGTCGTGCCCGTCGCATTGCCGCCCAAGAACGCAGGCGACATGCGGAAGGCCTCCGCGATCTCGTCATTGTTCTCCATGGCGCGCTGTGAGAGGCCAGCCAAATCCTTGATACCGAGCTCCACACGCTCGATGCGGATCTTCGCGCCCTGACCGAGAGCGCCTTGGACTCGAGGCTCAATGATGGCGGCACGATTGGCGTTGTGGACGCCCTTACCTTCCGCATTGAAGATGGCCTCGATGCGCTCCGTGGAGCCGTCCGTCAGGTTGCCGCCCTCGACGATCACGAGGATCGGGACGTGAGTACCGTTCTCCAAGAACGAGACCATGAACTGGCCCATCTGGTCGTTGCCCATGATGGCGTTCAGCGCAGAAACGTACGACGGCGCCCCGTAGTAGCTGTCGAGCGGGTGGTAGTTCTTCAGGTGGAGGATCGCGTTCCCCTTGAGGTCGGGGTCCAAGTCTGCCGGCCACTGCGCGTAGAACTCGCCGGTCTTGCGGTTGATGTACTTGTGGTCGGGGTTCACGTCCCCGAACACGCGGTAGTACAGGCCGTTGAACCTGACCGCGGTCTCGCTGCGCGTCTCGACATCGTACAGGTTGATCAGGGAGCCCTGAATCCACCGCTCCCGGTACTTGTCGATGCGCATGAAGGTGAACGGCACATGCAGCAGGCCCTGAACATCGCCTCCTGCTTCGCGGTTCTCCTCAAGAATCTCCAAGGTGGCGTTGCCGCAGCCCTGGTAGTCCATCTCCGCCTTCGTGATCTCGTGCGAAAGCGGGAGGAAGGAGTTCGGGTTGGGGCGGCGGATGAAGTCGTCCAGCGTCTGACGCTGGCGCTCCAACTGCGCGAGCTTGTTGGGACGACCCTCGAACTCCTTGAGGAGTCGGGAGTCCACCTGAGCTCGAGCGCCGAGGCCGACCGAGCTTCGCGCAATCTGCCGAACGCAGCTTCCAAGCCGCGTGTTGACGTCCATGTACTGGAGCCACACGCCAGGCGTGTGGCGCGGCACGACGAAATCAGCGTGGAACTGGAGGTCCAGCGTCGGGTCATCGCTGATGGTCTTGGGCCGGTCACGCTGGACCTGGACCTTGCGGATCAGGACGTCCGACGCGTCACGGTTCAGGTCAGGAGTGAAATCGTACTTCATGGCGACCTCAAAAAGTTCGCACCAGCATATCGCCGCTGTCCCACGGCTCCAACAGGAACGGGAAACGGTGGCAGTTGAATACCACACCAGCCACAGCGTCCGCTGCGTCCTTTGACCCGTTGTGAGGATGGTCAATCTTGTCGCGGCGATCCTCGAGTCGGAAGATTTCCTGAAGCAGAGGCTCGTACTCGTAGATGGAGAACCGTCGCTTGCCGTCCGCCGCGATGTCCATCACGGCATCACGGAAGCAGTAGTAGGGGTCCTTGGTCTTGTCGACCGAGAGGTGCTCCGCGATCACCGTCCCCGCCCTTGAAAGTTGGTGCTGCAGGAACTGCTCGGACTGGTGACCGTCAGCCGTCACGCAGCCGATCATGAACCCGTTCGCCCGCATCTTGTTGAGGACGGCCTCGATGTTGTCGAACTGGATTCGCCCACTCTTGGGAGGAAGCACTTGCAGGACGAGGTCCATGTAGACCCGAGGTCGGTCCATGGGCGTGCCGTACATGCCGGTCCCGTTGCAGACGGGGCAGACGACGGTCTTCTGACCGCGGCAAGACGCGCAGCGGACCTCGGTCCGGCCAACTCGCCGCTTTCCAGTGCCCAAGCATCGGGGGCAACTGCAGACCTTCGCGCCAAAGCATTCGCCGCAGGAACGCGTTGTCTCGCCCTCGGTGAGTCTGTTGACCGTCACCAAATTCGAGACGTGCCCCATCGCCAAACCGAAGGCGTCAGACGTAACGCCAGGGTCGGCATGAACGGCCCGAAGCATGTTGGGGTTCACCCGCGGCCGCTTGGTCACGGGGTCGACCAGCATGTTCAGGTAGAACTCCACCGAGTCGGACAAGGTGGTGGTCTGCGAGGAGAACGGGTGGCGGCATTGGTAGTCCGCGTAGCCGTCAACCTCAAGTCGCAAACAACGGACGAAGTTCTCACGCTGAGGAATCAGGGGGCGCAGGCCTTCGACCGAGACTCCGGCCAAGTCGCGCAATGAGCCATCGAGGTCCTTGAGGAAGGACGCTCGCATCTCCTCGGCGCACCAGACCACTCGACCAGTCGCGTGCTCGACCTCATCCGCCGCCAAGATTCTCGACGCCCTGTTCCCTGAGCCCACTTCCACTGGAAAAGTGCGGCCAGAGAAGATCAGGTTTCCCGCGTTGTCCTTGACGCCCTTCTTCGCTTCCCACTGCGACATCGAGAAGACGACCGTCGGGTAGGCAGCATCCCCTGCCAGCGCGGTTCGCTCTCGCCGCTCAACGAAGTCGTCCGGGTACTGCCGAGACGAGTCGAGCACCACGCGGCAAAGCTGCAGCGTGTTGTTCCGCATGAAGCGCGACTCCATACGGCGGAAGCAGTTCTCGACCAAGTCCTCGGCAACGTCGAGCGTCTCGCCGCGCTTCTTCGCGGACTCCTCGACAACTGCGTAGAAGTTGCACTCGGTGGCGTACAACCCGAGCACGTCTTCGGAGTGGATGGCCGACTCGCTGGTGACGTCAGGACGAATGATGATGTTCTTCGTCTTCGACGCGATCTTCGAGGAGAGCTCCTGATTTCGTGGGAACTCGTACTGGAAGTACGGCGTGGCGTCGATTGCCGTGAGCAGCGGCTCAAACAGCTTGGCCTTTGCCTTCTCCTTCTTCATCGAGACCATGACGATGACGAGAGGCGAAGTGCTCGGCAGATTCAGGAAGTTCTGCGGGCTCGAGAAGCACGACAACCGGTAGTAGTCGTACATCGCCAGCAGTACTAGGATTTGTGTTTTGCCGACACCGATGGCGCCCGTGAGGATGACCTCAGTCACGTCGCCTTGGGCGGCGGAAATGAACATCTTTTTCTTCTCGGGCCACAGGAAGTCACCCGCGAACGGGCCCGAGTAGTACTGGTTCTCAATCCACTCTTCAGGCGGCAGGATTGGCCGATCCAGAGGGACCGAACCTTCGCCCAAGAACTTCTGGGAGAAGGCTGAAACGATGCTGTCGAACTTGGATGAAGTGGCGTTACCGGACTTGACGTAGAAGCTGCCGACAAGCCCTTTGGTGTGCCCGCATTCTCCAAGATCGGCAGGCGCGGATTTGGGGGCTTCGAAGCTGAAGTTCATGCGTCACGTTTCATTGCAGCCAGGGTCGCACGAAGCGCGAGGGCCAAGTCGACGCCAATACCTTGAAGCTGATGTGGGTCCGAAATGTGCCGGCGAAGCACGGCATAGACGGAGTCCATGAGGTTGCCGAGCATGTCCATCGTGATGACGTCACGCATCTTCAGCGTGGTCACGACGGCCTTCTCCTTCACCTCGGCAGAGACCTTGGCGATCTGCACTTTCAGCCGCACCGCCTCACTCTTGAGGATCTCGTTGTCCTCAAGCAGCGCGTCGATGCGGAGTTGCTCACGCTCAAGCCGCGCGAGCTCCACCGAGAGGTCGAAGAGGGAGCCGTTGCTCCGCAGGTCCTCGACCAGCGACCAGACGTCCTCCGACACGCTCGCCGGCCGGACGCTTGTGCGCCTCGACTCCAGCATCGCGTTGATCTCTTGGAGCGCCTTAACCTGGCTGCCGCGACCCGCGGGCTGAAGAACAACAACAGGCGCGGGCTCTGGGAGGTCGATTGGCGGCGGAAGGTCTTCCTTCATCATCGCACCACGGATTCACCGAGTGCAGTCGCCCGCCACTCGACGTATCTCCCGCGGCCAATGCTGCCGTTCGGTCGCTTTCGTTCGGCAGAGGTCACCAAGCCCATCTTCTTCAGGTGATGAAGATGGACTCGTGCCCAGACCAGCCTCGCGTCACCGTTCGAGATTAGGGTCGTTTCGGCACCTGTGCAGAGGTCGTCATAGAGGGTGGCGACCGCGTTGGCGTAGGTGACACCCTGCTTCACGACGAAGCTGAGGATCGTGTTGCGGACTCTTCCGCGGAGGACCAAGGTTTCTTCGGACATAAAGTAAGGGTAAAACTTACTTATGCCAAAATCAACACTCGCGGGGGTCGCTCTCCAACGGAGGCAGACCACCAACGATGGCCTCGATGTCCTCGGGGCGCCCAATCAAGTTCACCGAGTTGTCGTCGAAGCAGACCTCGCAGTAGACGTGGGTCTCCTCTTCCTCCTGCAGCTTCCAGATTGCCTTCGCCAGCCCGAGCGCGTCTGCCTTTGAGGCGAAGCCGATTTTGTTGACCACATTCATACGTCCCACCTCATTTCATTGAGGTCCTCGACAATCGAACGAACGACCGACAGGTCCTTCGACGACAGGGCCTTGGAGTGCGAGACCTTTGCCGCGAGGTCATCCACGACCTTCCGCGCAACCTCGTAGTCCAGATCGCCGCCCTTACCGAACGGGAGCGCGAACGCGCCCGAGGGAAGATGCGTGACCACGAAGCCGCGACCCAAGTTGGCGGGCAAGGTCACGGCCCATGGACCTGCCTGGTAGAACTTGAAGACCTCGCCCTGCGTGACGGTGTTGCTCTTGTTGAGCATCGGAATCCAGACGCGCTCGAACCTCATGCGCCCCCCACGTTGAAGGTGATGCGGCGGTTGCTGGAGTCCCTGACGACCTTGTACGTGCGACCCATCTTCTCGATGTGCCCAGACTCGATGAGCTGGGTGAGGGCGTACTGCACGCTCGACAGGCTCTTCCATCCGAGATGGATGCGAATCTGCTCGTAGCTCGGATGTCGCCCAGCCTCTTGGATGTTGCGAACGATGAACTCAAGCATCTTCCGGTTCTTGTCGCCCATCTGGAACAGGTCCAGTTGAGCCTCTGGCTCGGGCGTCTTGATCTCGCCCTCGACCTCAAGGAGCGCCAAGCGCAGGCTCTCTGCCTTCTGGAGCAGGGGGTAGGGAAGGTGCGGCATGAACTGCTGAACGATCTCGGAAGGTCGTTCATCCAGTCGTTGAAGAAAGAACCCGGGCGTCATCACTCAACCTCCAGGATTTGGTACTCGATGGTCTTGGGGAAGTTCCCCTTGCGCCACATCATCCAGCAGTAGGTAGCGCCATCCGTCTTGTTGTTTCCGGTGAACGAAGGGCGGCGGGTGAGCCCGAAGATTTTCGTGGGCATCCCGACGTCATTCTTCAACCACTTTGTCCGTCCGTGCCGCTTCGCGCCGTCTAGCAACCAACTGCTTCGAAGCAGGACGAACACCGCGCCGCCGTCACAGACTTCGCGAATGGCCTTGTCGATGAACCTCTGCGCGGTGTTCATGGCGCCACCATAGGGCGGGTTCATCACCACCAGGTCGATGACCGGAGACACTTTCGGCATGCCCAAGTAGTCGCCGACCTCCATCTGAATCCCGCGCATCTCGCAGTCAGAGGCGAACGACTCGTCGATCTCGTTGCCCAAGAAGTGGTCGTAACCGAAGGGGCGGAGTGCATCAGCCACACGCTCCAAGATCACGCCATTCCCCGCCCCGGGCTCGAAGATGCAGCCGAGTTCCTGCCGCGCAGACTTGCGAGCAATCACGGTTCGGCCAGTCTCCTTGATGACCTCGGGGATTATGACGTCCACGCACCACGCGGGCGTGGGGTAGAAGTCGGTGCCGCCGCTTGGCGTGTTCTTCCGGCTCACTTCGCACCTCGCTCACGAAGCTCAGCGCGAAACGCCGCCTCAGCGCCTGGATGGAGGCCTTCCATCTTCTCAAGGATGAACTTGATGTAGTCCTTCGGGACAGCATTCAGCGGACGTCCAACGTGCTTGCCTGCGCCAACCCGAACGACGTTGGGGAACTTGCGGTCGCGGTAGAGCCAGTACGACCAGGCTTCCGACTCGGTCTTGATGAGCTCAGCCGCCTTCGCCTGCACCTCGACGGCCTTCTGCACGTCCGAAGGAAGGAAGCCGTCGTCGAGCATGTGGTAGAGCAGGTCATGCGTCGCCAGCGCATCGGCTTTCGCGCTGTGCGCGTTGGTGAGGTCGATCTCGTAGTGGGCGCAGACGTCGCCGAGCTTCCGGCTGCGCATCGACCGCATGTGCCAACGAGCGAAGATGATCAGGTCGATGACCTTGGAGCGGTCAATGACGATGGGCATACCGGCTCGAGCGAACTCCGCCTCAATCAAGGGCAGGTCGTAGTCGATCAGGTTATACCCAAGAATCACGTCAGCCGAGCGGAACCGCTCGGCGATACCCTCGGCCACCTCCGCGAACGCAGGCGAATCAGCGACGATGGCGTCCGTGATTCGATGAACAGCAGTTGCCTCGGGCGGGATTGGGCAGCCCGGGTTGATGTACCGCTGAAGCGCCTTACGACCGACCTTCGGGTCGTAGAGGACGCCGCCAATCTCGACGATTCGCGCCTGCTTCGGGTCAATCCCAGTGGTCTCCGTGTCGACCACGAGGATGCGAGAGTCTCTGAACTCCATGAACACCTCCGCCGGCATCTTTAACGTAATGCAGCGAGAGGTTCAAGTAGTATCTTACTAAATGCTGGGCCTCAACGAGACCACGAAGGCCGAGCCCATTGGCAGCGGGATGTACCGGATGGAGCCGTCCAACTTGGATAGGATCGCCTGCGCGAGCGCGAGCCCGACCCCAGTTCCTGGGAACTCGCTGTGGGCGCGGTAGAACATGGCGAACAACTGGGCGCGGTATTCAGGTGCGATGCCGACACCGTTATCGACGAACTTGATGCTGACCATCAGGTCGTCTGGTTCAACCTCGACCGATACGCACGGCACCTTGGCTTGGTTGAACTTCAGCCCATTCTCGATGAGGTTGTAGAAAACCTCGCCTAGCAGGACCGTGTCCCCCATCACCATGAGCTTGTCGTGGCTTGGGAGGTAGACCATCCCAGCCCGCGCCTCCTTGGCCTTCTTCGCCGCCCCCAAGATGAGGGGCATGATGTTGACTGGGTATGCCTCGACGTTCTTGTTGCGAAGCCCCGTCAGCATGCTGATGGCGACCACAGTCTCAGCTAAGGATTGGGAACGCTCGCTGATGAGCTGCAACCGCTCCTTAGCCGGTTCTGGGACCGTGTGCCCATAATCCTCAAGGACGGAAGTCGCCAGCGCAGAGGCTGTTCTCGCCGGCCCCTTCAACTGGTGCGCGGTGATTGAGGCGAATCTGGAGAGCTCCGCCGCCATCTGCATGGCGTCGGTGATGTCGGTGCCGCAGACGAGGATGAACTCGCCGTTCTTCACGAACCGCCATTCGAAGATTCGCCCGTGCCCGTTCTTGCAACGAATGCTTCCGCGGTTCTCTGTCCCGCAGCTCAACCCCGTGACAGCGTCGAGCCACGCCAGTTTATCAAGGTCCTCGGGTTCAATGATGTCCTCGACCGACATCTGGAGCAGTTCTTCCTGCTCCCACCCTGTCTGCCGAGTCCAAGCCTCGTTGACCCAACTGAAGACGATCTCGTGCCGATGAACGCAGAGTGGCGCGATGGCCATCAGGTCGTTCGTCGCCTTGGACCAGTAGACTAGTTGGTGTTGCACCTTCGCTGCAGCAGTCTTCATCTGCAATGTCGTGATGAGCAGCGCGACCGCAGCCGCCCAGAATGACGAGAGCAGTATGATCTCTGGTGTGAAGGCGACGATGAACCGATTGATGACGATACCAACCAAGACGTTGGCGGCAATCACCACAACGACTTCCACTATGTCCTTTGGGCTGCAGCAAACACGATGCCGTAGCCGACGAAGGATGGACCTCATTGTGGCACCTGATTGAGGTCGAGCCAGAAGCTGAAGGTCTTCTGGATGACCTGGTTGAAGTCCACGGGACGAAGAGGTTTCTCGACATAGCCGTTAGTTCGGTTCAGGTAGGCCTTCTCGATGTCAGCTTGGGTGTTGGACGTGGTCATGATCACCACAGGCAGCTTCCATCCGCTGTGGTTGGCGCGGATTGCCTTGAGGCAGTCGATGCCGGACATCCTGGGCAGATGGAGATCGAGAAGAACCAGGTCGAAGCTCTGCCTGAGCTTCTCGCCATCGAAGAGCTTGTCGCAGGCTACGATGCCGTCTCGAGCTCGAATGACCTCGTAGACCACGCCAGTTGGTTGAAGTACGCGCGAGATCGCCCGCTCCGCGAGCATCGCGTCTGCGTCGTCGTCCTCCACCAAGAGGATTCGCTTCACGGCTTTAGCCCCAGACCAGGGATCGTCTGAATCCCGGTCAATTGCTGAAGGATGCCGAGGAAGAGCAGCACGAGGCCAAGGATCAGCGCAGAGCCACCCTTCTCCCACACCGCCTTTGCGACGATGGCGAGGCGCTCATCCTTGCGCTTCTTGGTCTCCTCTTGGGCCGCCAAGTGCTTGCTGATGAGCTCGAAGAGCTTCTCCTGATGCGTCGTGTGCGCGCTCTGGAGGACCTCAAGCATGCGCTGCTGGTCGAATCGCTCAAGGTCGCCTCGAACGCGCTCGACACCGCGGATGATCGAATCGTCCCGTGCCTGCATCGTCGCGATGTGCTGCTGGAGGACCGAGTCGAGCTTGGCCACGTCTCGAACCAGCATGTCCAGACGAACATCGATCTTCACGATGTCCGAGGCAGAACCTGTAGGTGTTTTCTTCGGCGTAGGCATGCCGCGCAGGATAGCGCAAGCAGTTGGCGTGTCCTACTGTTCCTCGGGTATCTGCGGCTTAAGCTGCATGGCGCAGCCAGCGAAGTTTCCTAAGGGCATACCGTAGGCGGAGAACTTGTATCGTAGTTCTTTCCCGTTGCGGTTGTAGCGGGCCTTGCCGTCAGGAAGAACCTCTAGTGCGCCGTTCGCCTCTGAGCGTTTGCTGACGACGCCCGTCCACCGGACAGTACCGGTCACGGCGTCAACGCAGACCACGGGCATCCCGACAGCGAAAGACGCTTGGTTAAGCCTCCAACTATTCGGCGCTGACATCGTCCACCTCAATCCTGCCCCACGACTTCGGCTCAAGGTTCGACCAAAATACTCGTAGAAGATTCCGCTCAGGCAGGGTGGTGCCAAAGCCCTGCTCAGCCCCGAGCCAGTAGGCCAAGGCCATGACCTGGGGTGGCTGAAGGAAGGCGAGTTCAACCTCAACTCCCCAATGCCCGTGCTCCGCCGCGCCGTGGCACTGCGCGACGATGTCCGCGAAAACCTGTAGCAGCTTGGGCTCTCGCCAAGCATTGGCCGTCTGCCGCGCCAAGTAGGTAGCCGTGTCGTGAGTCTGCTTGTCCATAATCCTCGGGATGACGTGGTGCTCCAAGAACGCCTCGCGGCCCCGTTCACGAATGCCGCGCTGATACTCGTGCTTGTTGGCCAAGGCGTCCAAGAACCAAGGGTCGAACTCGAACCCGAGCTGACGCAGCTTCACTGCGTCCTCGGGGGTGATTGCTTCCCGAAACGAGAGCCAGCCGTGGATGGTGCGGCGGTGGATGCCGATGTCGCGCGAGGCGTGCTTGGGGACGTACCCCAAGCTGTAAAGGAAGAGCTCAAGCCGCCGCATCTCTGCGACGTACCCGGGGCTCTTGAACTTGGCGGCCATCCAACTGTCGGTGTGGAAGATGTTCCGCATCCCCAAGTAGACCTGCCACAGGCAGTGACGAGTCCATGGCGTCTTCCGCTTCGGTTCGCCGCCACAGGCTTGGACGTACTTGTCCAGCGCCTGCCCCAGTTTCCTGGCGAGCTCAATCTCGTGCGACTTCCGCACCCGCTCCCTGGCCATTAGCCCTCGGCGCGCTTCGGGAACAGGAGGTTCGTGACGAAGTGGGCGGCGAACACGAGGACCATAGTCGTCGTGACCGCGGACAGCCCGGCGATGAGCATCCCGACACCAAGGCCGTTGATGTGGATGGCCACCAGGTTGCTGATGAGCATGATCGCGGCGCCTTCGAGGTACTTCATAGAGAGGTCCTTTCGTCATCGCGCATGCCAGCGCGGATTCGGTTGTTCTCGAAATCTGGGTCGACCTTCACGCCTTCGGCCCAGAGCGTTGACCTATCGGCCGGGAGCGCAATCGCGCGGTACTCCAAGCCGCCTTTGTAGCTGTAGAAGTGCGGACGCTGATCGACCGGCATCTCGAAGGTCGTCTGCATGATCCGGTCGGAGAGCATCTCGCGTCGGGCCTTGATGATCTCGGCGCCCAGCTTCGACCCGCCCACACCATTCCTGTTGATGAACCCAGGAGTAGCGCGAAACGAGTTGGTGCTACTCGGCTCCCACGAGACGAGGCGAGCAGGCCTGCGAAAGACCCGCATAGCCCAGATGATGAAGTCCTCGAGCATGGTCATAGTTTCTTCTCGAAAAAGTAAACGCTCTTGAAACGCTTGGACACCTTCACGCTGGACAGCCAGCTTGGCGGCCGTTTCTTGCCGACCTTCTTCAGCCACTTGTTGGCTGTCGCTTCCTCTGTGAACCAGCGGACCTGGCGGTTCATCCACGCAGGCTTCCAGACCTGCTTCATGTCGCCGTTGATCAGTTGCCGCGCGAGCACGCGAACGTAGGCGGGCTCCTTGATGCGGCAGCGCCCGTTGAACTGCTTGGGCGCCATCAGGACCTTAACGATTTTCTCTTTGCGGGTGCCGTCCAAGAGGGCCATTCGATTCTCGATGACGTGCGCCACGAGCATTCCCAGGGCATCGTCATTCCCAGCTTCGCCGCAGATGATGTTGGCCACCAGCGACTCGGGGTCGCTCGGGTCAAGGGGCTTCGGAGAAGCCAAGGCGGCGAGAAGAAGTAGGGAGAACATCAATCACCTCACGGGTAAATGCGGCTTCGCCGCAAGTTCAAGTTAGCCTTGAGCACCGGTCCTCCACCGGCTTACGTTGTCGTGAGGTGTTCTTTAACGCTATCCAGCCCTCAAGTCAAGTCGCTTTAGAAAATATTTACTACTTAGCGTCAGCTTGGACGTAGACCCCGAACTGGATGCGCTTGCCCTCTGGCTCGCGGACCACCTTCCAAGACCCGCGCTCGCTGTCCGGCCCCTTGATGACGTACTCCAAGTAACCCTTCTTGATGAGCGCCTGGATGTGGGCGTTTGCCGCGCTTCGGGAGTTCATCTTGAACTCTTCCATGATGTCGTTGGTCGTGGCGTGCGTGTGGTACTTCACGATGAACTGGATCATGAACCGAAGGATCTCGGCCTGGCGTTCGGTCAGCCCGCTCATTGGTTGGTGTCCTTGTAGAGGGTGACGATGGCGGCGAGGACGTCCTTGAGCTCGGTCAGGTCTTCGCCGCGAACCCGCGCCTTGAACATGTACTTGAGCAGGTCGATGGCCTCTTGCCGCGCATCGTTGATGGTGTCGCGGCCGTCGTCGCTCATGAGGTATTGCCCGTACTTCTTGAAGCCGAACTCCGCGCGGGCCTGGACATCCGAGATGACGGTGCCAGAGTTCTCGGTCTTTTCCTCAAGCCACTCCACGAGGAGCTCAGGAATCGGCTCGCCTTCGGCGCGCGGCAGAGGTTCAGGTTCGGCAATGTGCCCGCCCGAGGTCACCCAGCGAGCGGAGTCCTCAAGCTCTTCAACGGTTCGTCTGATCATGAGGTCCGGCACAATTGGGTGTTTGCCCAAGAAGGCGAGCCATTTGTAGTAGGTGGTGGTCGACAGGGTGCTGTTGCCCCAGGTGTTGTTCCTGTTGGCGGTTGCGACCATCGTCAGGGAAGGGCCACCGGCTTTGAGGGTGGCGAGTTGGATGCGCACCGTGGCCTTTGGCCGCTGGACGTACCAGAACCCACCGCGGCGCTCAGCTCTGCACAGGTGAAGCTGCTTGCGCCAGTAGTCGACGACGGAGTCTGCCGTCCAGTCCATCAGAAGTCCGCCTCAAGCTCCTCGAGCTTCTTGTTCGCGTCATCGAGCTTACGCGTCAGGTCGAGGATTTCATCCTCGAACTCCCGATGCTGGCGTTCCTCGGCGGCAAGCTCGTCACCGAGGTACTTCACCTCGGACTGGAGGTCCTCGATGTCGGCTTGGAGGCTCTGCCGCGTGGGCTGCCCGACGAAGGCTTGGAGCGCATCACGAAGGCCCTCGACGTCCTCAAGACGGATGACGATGTCCGTGTCGGTGTGACCAAGCGTCTCGATGAGCTTGGTGAGGTTGTAGTCGTGCGTGTTCTCCGCCCACGGGAAGGTCGGCTGGTAGCTCTTCATCACTTGTTCCTTGAGATGTAGGAGTTCTTGTCGTTCGCCACGCGGTCTGGGTGGAAGTCGCTTTGGGTCCGACCGAGATGGTCATCAACAGTAGACTGGGGCGCTGGTCCACCTTTCCGGTGCCAAACGTCCCGCGCCTTGCGCTCCGCGCAGAGCTTCAGGAAGAGTGCGTCGTAGTCCTTGCTGTCCACGGTCTGGACAGGTTTGGTCCGGTCGCGCTCCTGCTTTGCCTTGTAGGTGCGCTGGTTGAACATGTACGTCGGGATGCTCTTGTTGATGCGCGACATCAGCAGGTTGTGGACCGTCTCAGTGAACGCGATGCCGCGCTCCCGCTTAGAGAGGTCGACTAGCGCATCCCGGCAATCTTGGCCCACCGAGCACTCCAGGCGGCGAAAGCGCGGGTGCATGGGCTGCGTCCACGTCTTCATGTCCTGGGGGCGCATGATGTAGTTGTGGCTCTGCCGCGTCAGCCGAGGATTGGGCAGGGTGTAACCCAGCTCTCGGAGTGCCTCGGTGAGCTCGACGATGATGATGCCAGCGGCCGACCAGATCTTCCCACCGCAGATAGTCTCCACCTGAATCTGGTAGATGCGCTCGCGGATGGCGTCGTCGGGCGTGATTCGGAACTTGCCGAGAAACAACCTCACGTCGCCACTCGTTTGAAACGAAGGCCGTACCTTTGTCTTTGCGTCCATACCGCCACGTCCAGCCTTGCGGAGGTCTCAAGCATCGACTCGCAGTACGCGAGTCGGGACTTCAAGACGTTGATGTGCTCTTCGAGGGCCTCACGAAATCCAGTACCTTGCGCCGCGAGGTCATCAGCCGCCAAGGCCATGTAGACTTCGACGTTCTCCTTGTTCTTGAACACCCGAAACTGCAGGTCATCCTTCTGAACGAGCAGGGTTCCATGAACGAGGTTGTGCGTGAAGCCCGCTTGAGTGCAGGTCATCTTCAGCGTCATGCGACTCCTTAGGTTAGTCCCTAAAGAGTAACTGAGGCGTGTACTGCTGTCCAGCAGAAAGTCGGAGGTGTTGCGCGATTAGCATCGCGCAGGCCTCTGGAATGTAGTTGGTCAACGGTACAGGTTCTGGGTCACCGAAGTGCAGCGGGTCCACCCGAAGAAGGTGGGGCTCCGCGACGTAGCAGCCGAGCTTCGTCAGCTTCTCGATGGCCAGCCAGTCGTCGATCAGGATCCATGGCTTGTCGGCGATGAACGAGAAGTCGTTCTCCTGCCGCGTGGTGAAGACCTTGTTGACGTGCTTGAGCAGGCCAACAGCCTCGAGCGCGCATCGAGCATAGATGGGGTCGGCCCCCGTGTAGATGTGGACTTCGCCAAGTTCACGGAAGGCTTGAAGGGCGAGCTCGGCGCCTGGGCGCACGAGTACTCGTTCCATGCGGAAGGACGAGATGACGGCACGCTCCGCGTGCTCAAGGCAGCGGGCCATGTGGTCGAGGCGCCCTTGCGGCAGACCACGATTTCTCGCACTCGTCAGGGCGGCGCGAAGACCTTCTGGCGTCTCTTGGAAGGTGTCCAAGAGCGTGTGGTCCAGGTCAACGAAGATGATGTTCATGTGCTCCCCCAAAGTTGCGTGGAGGGTACATGATTAACCCCTGACCCTGCAGCCGCGGAGTGAGACGCGGAGGTGTCAGCCCTTTTCATCAGGGTCAGGGGGGTGCCGATGAACCGCAACATCCGCCTCTTAGAGGCGCCTACACGGCGGTAGGCGGTCGATTCGATGACCACTCGTCAGGTCCGAACTTGGGCCTGCTCCAGTCGCCGAAGGTAGGCGCTACCTCCACCCTCTTTTGGCCGGGGCGGAACTTGCCTGCGACTGTCTTTCTTCTGCCGTCACCGCAGCAGAGGGCGTTGCGGCCCTCGTTCTTGTCAGCCTACGCAGGAGGTTGTTGCGGGTCAACAACTTTTTTTGGAACACCTGGTCAATAGTCGTCTGGGTCGCGGCTTCGGGTCTTGGCGCACTGCTGGCACCGCTCATGGATGTAGCCGAACATGGACATCGTGGAGAACGCCCATTCGTGGCCGACCTGCTCGCACTCCTCTTTGAGCGCGTTGAACTGCGCCTCGAACCGGGCGCGATGGGGTGCCAAGAGTGCATCGCGCTCCGCGCGTTCTTGGCGTTCGATCTCCAGACGGCGGTCCCAGATGCTCTTCACGTCAACCTCTACCTTGGCCTGGCTCGTTCGTGGGTACGGTTGCATCATGGACCCAATTGGATAGGCGGCGAAGTCCGATGAGGTAGCAGACCTCAGAAATCGGGTGGGCCACCAGATTGTGGACCGACCATTTGAACGGGTCGGGAATGCGGCCCAGGAGTTGGTTCAGGTTCATCTCAAGTAGACGCACGGGCTCACCAGCTCAGAAAGGGGTTGAGGGCGGCACATGCCCGAAGTCGCCGCTAAACGTCACTTGTTGGCCTCCCGTCGGCCGGTTCCAATGGGCATCCGCGGCGGCGACGGTTTCGGCGAAGGCGGCAATCGCCTGCTCGCGCTTCTCGAGTCTGGCCTTCAGTTGAGCGACTTCATCTTGATAGGACTTCAGGAAGGCTTGAGTCTTGTTGAGTTGTTCGAGAAGGTCCGCTTCGCGGAGCTCATGTTCATTCATAGCCATCCTCCTCTTCGGGCCAGGATTCGGAATGCAGTTGCGGCGGCGAGGGGCACTTGGCCATTTCCAATGGCGCGGAGTCGGGCGCGGCGAGTGTTCTTTGGAGCCACGTCCTCTGGGATTCTCGAATGTCCTGGTAGCAGTTGGTCCAGCCCAGAGGCCAGTTCATCAACCACTCGACCCACGTTGGGTTCAGCTTGCCACCAGCCATGGCGTTGAGGCACTTCGATTGCTGGCTGTCGCCCTGCAGGCGATAGTTGTTCTCGCTGCTCGTGGGGGTCGGCAATCGACCTGTCCCGCCATCCCCCCGAACCCAGTCCGTCAGGCTGATGCCAGGATTGGCTTTGCTCCCCGCATTCCGACTCCCCGACGCTTTCGCGTCGCCGGCCGTGGGCGTGGGTATGCGCGACGATCCAGATCCTTTTGCGGAGGTGGGGGGCGCCAACATCGGACGCTCCCAGCACGCCCCACTCCACATCATACCCGAGGGCGGCAAGATCTCGCAGGACGACTTCAAGCCCGAGCTTTTGGAGACGCGGCGAGTTTTCAGCGAAGACAAATCGAGGTCGTACCTCTCCCACGATTCTGGACATTTCTTTCCAGAGTCCAGACCTGGGTCCAGAGATTCCGGTTCCGGTTCCTGCGCTGGATATATCTTGGCAGGGAAAGCCGCCAGATATGACGTCAACACGGCCTCGCCATGCTCTTCCGTCAAAGGTGCGCACGTCATCCCAGACAGGATACGGGGGAAGCGAGCCGTCATTTTGCCGTGCGAGAAGAACGGCGGAGGCGAACCGGTCGTTCTCGACGGCGCAGATGGTCTTCCATCCGAGAAGGTGACTGGAGAGTAGGCCTCCACCAGCGCCCGCGAAAAGAGCCAGCTCATTCACGGTTGCCCAGCAAGCGCATCGCGCGGACCTTGCCCTCATAGTAATATTTGTCGTCTTCAGTGCAGTCGTCATGCTCGACGTACCAACGAAGAGCTTCTTCAATCTCCTGGCTCTTGGCGACATCCTTCAGCAGTTGCTGGATTGTCGCGAGTTGCTCGCAAACGAGCTCCAGTGTGCTTCGTTGAACCTCTGGGACGTCCTTGGTTTCCTCGTTATCGTACAGCCCCATTTTAATCAGCCGAGACTTGGCATGGCGATTGGGAGAGGTTTTGCCATTGACCCAGCGCCATACGGCGCTCTGGTCGGTCCCCACCATGTGCGCGACGTCCTTGATGGAAAGACCGCGAGCCTTCATCCTGTCGATCAGGAGCATTTTTCCTCCAGTTGCTTCTTCAAGAAAGATATTTCAAGTTCGAGCTCCACTACCTTTCTTCGTAGGTAGTCCAGAGATTGCGCTCCTTCGAGCGTGCTGATGAAGTCCATGTCGGTCTTCAGGACGTGGGCAATCCTGGGCCAGTACTTCGAGCGGAACGAATTTCTTCTTCCTGTTTCTACTAAATACAAAGCCGTGTGGGTCACGCCGATTGACCTGGCCACCGAAGCTATTGATAGACCTAGTTCCAATCGGCGTTGGAGCATGAACTCGCCGAACTTCATCAATACCCCTCCTTGAACCAGCGCCCCTTCAACGAGAACCCGGTCTTCACAGGGATGCGCTTCATCTCGGTCTTGCAACCTTTACAAAGAACAACCTCATTTACCTTTGCAATCACCTCTTCCTGCCGGCCGCAGGTTTCGCACTTCATCTCGTAGACGGGCATGTGACCTCCTTCTTCCCCTTGTACATTTACTGTTTATAATGCGCAAGAAAAAAGTGCATCACCAAAACGAGGCCTGCCTGGGCCTGGGTATGATTTCCCAGGTCATCTCGATGTACTTTTCAACCCCGACATGCACACAAGCCGATTGGGAGTGGTCGCAAGGGTATAATTTCCCCTCGTACTTGGCTTCAAGGGTCCAGGACATCGAGTCAGAGGAGACTACTTGCTGGTGAACCTTTTGCAGCCCAGTCCGCTTTACCCCGAATAAGTGAAGTTTCAGCCCTGTCCCGCGAAACCGGTCAGTGACATCCAAAAGCTCCAAGGTCCGTTGCCTTCTGCAGACACTTCCGACGCCCACTCGAGGCTGCGCCTCCAAATCAATCCCTCGGGCCTGGTACATATCCAGGCATCGCGAATAATCATCCGGCTCCCAGCCCTGGACCACAGGAATAAAAGGGAGCTCTGGGGCAAGCATGCGCAGGGCGATGTAGTTGTCGATGGTCAACTCTTGGTGACGCTTGATAGTCAGCCCAGTTTTGGACAGCGCGAAGGGCTCGCACATCCAGTCCTGCGGAGCAGCAAAGTCGAGCTTCCCGATTTCCTCCACATACCGACGCGTGGCATCGACGTACTCCTTCGGAGTCGTCTGCCACGCCCCATTCATGGTGACCTCCGTGAACCCGCCAGAGTCAAGGGCCCAAGGAGCAAGGGCAGGAAGCCAGCCTCGAGTCCGTCTCAGCCGCCGATGAGAAACGAACATGGGGATTCGCAGGCGGTTGAGCCAGTAAGGCTCCGGCACTCCAAGATAGAAGGTTCGCATCAAACCCAAGTATCGGGCAGCAGCGAGAATTGCAAGAAAAAAGAAGTAAGCGTGCAAGAAAAAAGTAAAGTTAGTAATGATATTACGTAAGAGCCAGAAAAAAATCCAAAAAATATGAGGGCAATTATTTATCAAATCCAGGTGAGAAAGCCTGAGGGTACCCGCCACATTTTATTGGACGCCGAGGCAGGCGAAATCAAAGGCGCCACACGGTGAGCTAGAAAATAAATGAGGGGGCCGGTCAGAAAATTGGAATAATTATCTGGGGTACGGCCATCCGCCCTGACGGCTAGCGCGCCACACTCACAAGGGCACCCCCCTTGTCAAGCGAAAGAAAACCACTACGACACGTCAGTGAAAACCCTGACAAGCCTACACACTAAACCGAGATCAGCCGGAAAAGCGCCCCCCCTCGAACCCCCCTCGAACCCCCCTCGAACCCCCCTCGAACGGTACAGGGTGCAAAAAAAAAACGTAGTGATTCCGCGCACTTGCACTTTTTTGCAAAAAATAGTGGACGCAGAAAACAGGGTCGTTCATAGTTGTCTCACCTTGCAGCGATGCAAGGCGCTGACAAGCGGTTCGAGGCTCTCTTCCTTCGCGGGACACAACCGCCATAGAGGGAAGATGCGGAAGCGAAGAGTCCCGGGCACAAGGTTCATTGACAATCGAGTCGGCTAACCCCCCCCCGAGAGATGCGCGTAAGCGAGTCTCGGGGGGGGCGAGAGAGTGAGTGACGCGGTGTAACGCCGCGTTAGGGGGCGCATCCTAGGAAGGGATGTTAACCCGAAACACTCTCACCGCCGAATGACTGCAACACGAAAGGCTAGCGCGTGTTGCAGGTCCGCCGAAAATCGAGCGGACACCGTACCGGATGCATCGTGCGATGATGCATAGCAGGGGGTGCGATACCCTGCAACGGTGCGACAATCGAGACTCACCGTGCACCCCCTTTGCAGGGGGTGCGATGGTGAGGGGGTACATTCTGACCGTACCGGCGGTGCGGTGCCTTGCTGCATAGGGTAGCACGGTGCCGCGCCCATTCGCCGGTACACAATGCCGAGACTACTGAAGGAGCCTACAATGGCCACGATTTCCACCCCCAAGTCCGCCCCCGCCGCCTCCGCCAACGCCGCCCCGCTCTCCGCAGAGGAGATGCGCCTCGCGGCGCTGCACGCGGAGTTCAACCTCTCGCTGGAGCACCTCGCGGCCCTCGCGCTGGTGAAGGCCAAGGACGCGGCGCAGGCGCGAGTGAGCGCCGCCGCCTACCGCAAGGCGCGCCACCGCGCGTTCTTTCTTGCAATCGAGACCCGCCAGCTCAAGGCATACGAGATGGCGGTCGTGACCCTCTCCCTGACCGAGCGGGAGATGCTCGGCCTCGCCTGAGGCCCAGCACCCCCCCCTGACCGCTAACCCCTAACCCCCCTCACCATCGTGCCTCCCGCAAAGGGGGTGCCCGTGCGTGCGTGTTACCGCAAGGGGCGCAAGGCTGCTTGCGCCCCTCGCGGTCACACTCACCCACTAGGAGAGATTATGCAGATGTCGTCGCAGGAGCGGCGCACGTTCTTTGACACCCTCGGTGTCAAGGGGTGGCGCACGCTGCGCGACACGCTTGCACGGCCGGCGCGGAAGCGCTCGCGGCTGAGTCTCGCCATGGCCGCCGCCACGCGGAGCGAGGCGCGGATGGATGCCACCGCCGCTCGGTGGCAGCACCAGACCCGTGACCTCGACGCGGTGGCGACCGAGGTCGCCCACCGCATCGACGCGGAGGCGGGGCGCACCCCTGACCGCCTCCGGCGGTCGCTGGTGGAGGCGTGGCTGCACGCCGCGCTCAAGCAAGGCGACCTGCGCCTAGTGCGCGCGGTAGTCTCCCGCATGGCGGGCTCGCTCCTCGGCTTCACCGAGGAGGGCGAGGTGCGGCTATCCAGCCGCGCCCGCCGCGTGGCGTTCGAGACGCTCGCGGCGCTTGTCGCGGATGGGCAGGCCCATGCCCACCGCGGCCGCGGCCGCGCCATCGCTGACGGCCACAGCACCCAAGGTGCCGTGGTCTATACCAAGGTTCAAGAGTCGCGCCCGCTTGACGCGGTGCCCGACTACTCCCGCGCCCCCATCATGGGGGGGCTCGCCTCGACGCTGACCCGCGCCGCTGATGCGGTCGCGGCGCTCATGCGCCTGAGGCGCGCTGCCGCTCGCTCGGAGACCACTCAAGGTCCGAGCGCGCCCGTGGTAGTGGTGTCATCTCCCGAAGTCACCCCGAGCACGGGTGACGGGGCTGGGGCGGAGACCCTAGCGTAGGTGTCCCACACCCCCAAGGGGGTAGTGGGATTGCACCTAGCCCCTGCAGAAGGGGCGAACCTGAGGTCCACCATGCGGGGGGATCCCCCCTGCGTGCCACCGCCCCCAAGGGGGTAGTGGGCACCGATCCCTCTTCGGGGGGGTCGGTGTGTGGACCTCAACGCCCCCCGTGCGTTCACTGTTTGAGTGAACGTGCGGGGGGCGGGGTTCGCCGTGTCTGCGAGGCGAAGCCCAACGGGGCCGGATGTCGCATAGTGCGGTGGGCGCTCACTTAGGAAGAGTGAACGAACGTGCGTGCAATCGTTAGTAGGACGATGCGACTACTCAGGTGACCGTTGGGAGTGTGATGGAAACGTCACGCTGCAGGATGCGCCATCTTGCCCGCACACCGAAAGGTGTAGCGGGCTTTTCGTGTTTTCGAATGGCGGGGGTTCGGCGAAGCGTCGCTTGACGCCTCACGAATCCAGCCCAAGGAACCGCAAGGTCTCTTGGGAAAATCCCCGTCAAGGGAACCCTCAGGGAACCCATGCCGCATCCTGACCATCCAAGGAACCATCGGACACGGCAGACCGTGAGTCGACAGGCCAAGGGTGGGAACCGCTACCCCACCCCCAGCGGGTGGCGCGCGGAGGTAGGAGAACCCGGCTCACGCCGCTTTGCCTACCTGAAGGAGGTTCCCCTTCCCCTCTCACGAGGGGCGGGGATTCGGAATGCCAAGGTCGGGAGACCTGGCGCTACGTGTGGCATGCCCAGTGCGATGGGGTGATGCCGGGCCTCTAAGGATACCTGTTGCCGCCAAAAAAATCGGCGGGGGGAGGTGTCCTTAGAGGCTCTTCGCGTAAAACAATAACGCCGCCCAGCGCGGCTAGAAGGAGGCTCATCATGAGCCGTATCGCCACTCGTATTTTCTTCATCCTCGCCCACCTGGCCCGTGCTCAGAAGGACGACCACACCGCGATGTACACCGCCCACCTCCTGGGCATCCTTGAGGCCGAGGGCCTCAAGGTCGACCGCCGGTCAGGCCACCTGGGCGTGCGCGCCTAAGGCCAGGCGGTGGCACCCTCGGTGGGGTGGAAAAAGGGCGCGGCAAATACGCGCCTTTTTTGGTCTCACCGAGACCTCGCCCCATAGTGGGGCCCCGGCAGTCTCGCCGGCCAGGTTCGCTTGCCTGGAACTCACCAAGCAGGAGTCGCTAATGAATGCCAACTTTGTCGCCGCCTGCCTCATCTCGGACAACAACCTCCACGCCGCCTGGGAGGCGGCGGGGGTCGCCGCCAGGAAGTGTAATGGTGGATTGGACACACTCCCCGGCAACGAGGAGTTGCACGCGCGCTCCCGCGCGCGGGAGGAGACCATGTGTCGCGCCCACTCGGCGCTTGAGAAGCTGGGGCTGCGCCTGCCCTACAGCACCCGCACCCAGGCCGAAGTCTTCACGGACTTCAATGGGAAGTGGGGCGAGGACCCGTTCAACGGGTTCTGTTGGTCAATCGCTGAAACCGCGCTCAAGGCGCGGGAGACGCGCATGATTGAGCAAGAGTTGGAATGGGTTGAGACCGCCAAGGCCATGGAAGAGGCGGCAATTGAGCAGGCGAACAGCTTCAAGCGGGTCCACGCCTGAGACCTAGCCGCCCAAGGGCGGCCGCCCGTCGGGGCGTAAGACAGGGACGCGAGGAATTTTCTCGTGTCCTTTTCTTTCGACTCGACGCGTCCCCAGTGTGGGGACCCCCGTGCGGGAGCGCGCACGTGAAAATCCGCTCTAGTCCCG